AGCTGAAAACGTACAACAAGGACGGGGTGATTTACGTAGCCGCCGGCCCGATGATCCAGAAAGGTGGCTACCACTCGCACCTCGTCGAACTCGGGCACCGGATCGTTACCGGCGGCTCGGCACCGCTGATCAGCGGCAAACAGAAAGGCTACTCGCCGCGAACGAAAGACGCTTCGCTGCGAGGCATCGGCAAAGTCCACAAGAGCCGCGTGCCACCACACCCGTTTTTCAAACCCGCCTGGGACGCACGGAAATCGCAAGCGCTCGACGTGATCATCCAATACCACGTCGAGCACGTCGAAGCAGAGGCCCTGCGGCTGGCCCGCGAATGCAACGCGATTTAGTGGTCAGTAATCAGTGGCCAGTGGCCAGTGAGCAGAACACCGACCACTGACCACTAACCACTGACCACTGCGGAAATGGCCGATCCACTGACACGACTGGTTGCCCGACTGAAAGCCACCACGGCCGTCACGGCCCTGGTCGGCTCGAAGATATCGCCAGTTTTTTCCGCGCAGGAAACCGACTGGCCATACATCGTTTATCAGCTCACCAGCGACACGCCGCTGAATTGCAGCGACGGCACGACGGGCACCAAGAGCGCACGGATCCAGGTGGACCTGGTCGCGAAGGGCACCCCGGGCGGCTACGCCCAGGTCCGGGCCCTGGCCGCGGCCGTCGAGGCGGTTGTCAACGGTTGGAAGGATGACACGGGTGCGATCTGGCACCTCGACGAAGGCACGCGCGACAATCCCGGCGCGCTCCTGCACGGCCAGGACGTGATCGAATTTCACCGCGCGACACAGGATTACTTAGTTTGGTACAGCGCGTGAGAAGCAGTGGTCAGTGGCCAGTGGCCAGTGGACAGAAAAGACTTGCTGACCACTGAGCACTAGCCACTGACCACTAGCCACTGACCACTGACCACTGACCACTAACCAGAACGGAGCAAAACCCATGGCAGCCGGATCCGATTATTTCAATGGCGTATCGGTTCTTTTTTCTTCGGCCACGATCGGCAAGCTGAAGGGCATTAAGTACAGTCGCAAAGGGAAAGACATCGAGCTCACCAGCAACGATGACAGCGAGCACATCGGCACCGTTGGCAAGCCGAAGACCGAGCTGACCCTTTCGATCGTCGGTCCGCCGGTGACTCTCGGCGTCGGCAGCGCCGGCTCCTTGACCGTGACCTGGCCCGACGCGACGACCCACGGCACGATCACCAAGGCGGCCGTGACGTCGGTCGACAAGAACGGCCAACTCGACGGCGAGGTCAGCAGCGACATCGCCTTCATCAATTCGATCTGAGCAGTGGCCAGTGGCCGGTGGTCAGTGGTCAGAAATCACTAACCACTAACCACTGACCACTAGCCACTGACCACTGACCACTGCAATGTTCGACCGCACCGTCTATATCAATCTGGACCGCTCGACCGATCGCCGGAGGCGTTTTGAATCGCGCGTGGCGGAGATTGCCGATTGGCCGTTTGGCCAGGTGGAGCGGGTTCCCGGCGTCGACGAGGACGCCCCCGCGTGGCACCGCTCCGGACGCGGTGCCTGGGGTTGCTTTCGTGCCCACATGAGCGTGTACGAACACGCCTTGCAACACGGCCTGCGATCGGTGCTGATCTTCGAGGATGATTGCGTCTTTTGCCCCGACTTCGCCTCCAAGGCCCGCGCTTTCTTGCGGGCCGTGCCCCGTGATTGGGACATGATTTTCCTCGGAGGCAATCATTACGCCGTCCCGTCCGTCGTCGATGACCGCGTCCTACGCGGCCGCGTGGTCAACGCGGCACACGCCTACGCGATCCGCGGCCGGGCGATGGTCGAGGTGTACCGCACGCTGGCCACGTTTCCCCACGTCCTCAGCGACGGCGAATTTCACATCGACACGCTCTTCGGCTCGCTGCACGAGTGGCAGCGGGTCAACGCCTATTGCCCCTGGAACTGGCTCTGCGGCCAGGCCGCCGGCCCGAGCGAGCGAAGCAGTTACGTAATCCCCGAGGATTTGTACTTTCAACTGAACGAGCCGATCATCGCGCACCTCCGCGCGGAGCTAGCCAACAAAGAATCAGTGGCGAGTGACTAGTGGCGAGTGGCGAGGATTTCTGCTCGCCACTCACCACTCGCCACTCACCACTGTTTACTGACCACTGACCACTGACCACTGGAGCAAAACGTGCTTACTCGCGAGCAGATTCTTTCGGCCAAAGAAAAACCGATCGGCACCGTCGAGATCAAGGAGTGGGGCGGAGAAGTCGGCATTCGCGCCCTCTCGCCGCAGGAACTGGTCGACATGCGGAGCCTGCTGGAGATCGACAAGGCCGACACCCAACAGGTCCTCGATTCGTTTTGCCGCACGGTGACTGCCTTGGTGGTGGACGCGGACGGCAATCGACTGTTTGCCGACGACGAGGCCCCGCAGTTGCGGAGCCGCGGCCTGCCTTTCCTGACTCGTATTGTCGAGCAGGGGAAGCGCTTGAACGGCATCGGCAAGGAAGACGTCGAGGCCATCGAAAAAAACTCCGTGGCCGGGCAGACCTGAGATTCCATCTCACGTTGGCCCGGTCCCTCGGCTTCCCGTCCCGCCGCGCGCTCTACAGCGCGATGACGGCCGCGGAACTGATCGAGTGGGAGGTTATGTACGGCCTCGACCCCTGGGGCGAAGAACGGGCCGACCTGAGAAACGGGTTGCTTTGCTCGCTCACCGACGCCTGCCATCGCAGCAAAGGCACGGCCCGGTCGCCTATCGAATACATGCCTTACGTGCAAAACCTGCGTGAAGAAAAAGTCCCCGAACCGCAAGTCATCGAAAACATGAAGGCCCTGTGGGCCGAGGCCGTCGAGGCCTTTAACGGGGAATAGTGGTCAGTGGTCAGTGGTCAGACGCAGTGGCCAGTGGCCAGACGCAGTGGCCAGTGGCCAGTGGTCAGTGGCCAGAAACCGCTCACCGCCAGATCACTAGCCACTGACCACTAGCCACTGACCGCTGACCACTGACCACTGCTATGAGCAACGTCGTCGGCTCACTCTTGATTAAGCTCTCCGCGCACACCGCTGACTTTTTCAGCGGGCTGACGAAGAGCGCCACGAAGGCTAACGACTTCAGCCGCAGCGTGATCGACAGCTTCCAACGCCTCGACACGATCGCCAATCGGATCTTCGCCGGTTTGGCCGGTTACGGCCTCGAGGAGCTGATTCGCCGCCAGTTCGAGACGGCGAAAGAAGCCCTCCACCTCGCCGATCGCCTGAGTACCACGACGGACGAGATCACCCGGCTGCAATTCGCCGCCAAGCAAACCGGCATGGACGTCGAGGGGTTCAACCTTGCCCTGGAGCGTATGCTCCGCAACGTTGCCATGGCCCGCGAAGGGCAGGGCAAGCAGGCGAGCGGCGCCCTGACGAGCCTCGGGCTCGATCCGCAGAAAATCGGCCGCATGGTGCCCACGGCCGCCCTGGGCGAGGTCGCCGAGGCTTTTAAAAAGCTCGAAGACCCGATCAAGCGGGCGCAGATCGAGATTGCGCTTTTCGGCAAGGCCGGCTTTCAGATGGGCAACCTGCTGATGCTCGGCAAGGAGGGCCTGGCGCAAATGGCGGCCGAGTCCGACCGCCTTGGCAACACGCTCCGCGAGCAGGACGCCGTGGCGATGGAGACGACGGTCAAAGCGATGGAACGCCTGAACATGAGTTTTGGGGGCGTTGCAAAGAGGATCGGCGTCGAACTGGCGCCAACTCTGACGATCTTGGCCGACTTGTTGACTGACAAAGTCGTCGGCGCAACCAATGACTCCGCCGCATCGTTTTCGACCATGGCTATGGCGCAGCTTAAGGCCGCGCAAGTGGGCCAGTTTCTCTACGAATGCGCGATGGAGATTTACCTTCTCTATCTCAAGATCGACAAACTCAACACCGAGTGGACGCCCACAATCTTCGCCACGGACGAAGAGAAAAAGCAACAAACCGAGCATCTTGAGTGGCTCAAGAAACAGATTGCCGACACCGAGCGGGCAACGCTGGGCAGTGCCAACACCGATTGGGACGTCGTGCTCAAGAAGAAGTGGGTTGCGTTCGCGGCCGCGGTGAAGGAAGAATCCGAGAAGGCCCGGACCGCGACTTCCGACTTCCTCGACCCGCTTTCCGAGCAGGCCACGAAGCTGGCCGAAAATTGGTCGGCCGCCATCGACAACTTCGGCGCCACCAGCCGCCAGAAGCAGATTGCCGCGCTCGAGCTGAAGGGCCTTGGCGAGGAGGTAATCGGGCAACTGAAGGCGATGGACCAGGCCCTTAGCGAGCTGGAGGCCGGGGCGAAGGGCGAAAAGCTCATCGAACAATGGCAAGAGGCGATCGCCGCCGGCGGCAAGGAGCCGCCCCGGCAACGCCAGATCAGCCTCCTTGAATCGCTGGGCGTCGATCCCGAGACGCTCAAAACACTCACCGACCTGGACAAGCAGTTGACGGCCATCGATGAGACGGCCCGCCGCATGAAGCTGGGCGAAAAGATCATCGGCAAGCTCGATCCGCTGGTGAAGTTCGCCGAGCAACTCCAAGAGATCCTCGACGCGATCGGTGTGACCGAGCAGCAACGCGCCGCCGCAATCGCCAAGCTCCGCGATGAAACGCTCAAAAACATGGGCGATAAGTCGCCCGTGGCCTCGCAGCAAAACGTCGGCCTCGAGCGCTACAGCCGCGAAGCGGCCCTAATGAACGACAAGATTATCAGCCAAGAGATGGGGCAGAAGACGCAGCTTGCGGCGCAACTCGACGGCAACAAAAAGCTCGACGAGATCGTCGCTAACACCAAGGCGAAGCAAGTCCCCAAAGTCGCACCGGTACCGCCCTAAGCAGTGGCCAGTGTTCAGTGGCCAGTGGCCAGAGCACTAACCACTGACCACTGGCCACTGACCACTGCTTCCGACCACTGACCACTAACCACTAACCACTGACCACTGCGTCCCATGAGCGTCGTCCGCTGCAAACTCCGCGACTCCGGTGAACACGGCTCGATCACCGGGTTGATGGAAAAAAACTACGAGCAGATCTACACCGTCGTCGTCGACAATCCGCTCGACAACGCCGATGTTGTGTTGTTCGCTCCCGGCCTGCCGCAGCTCGGCGATAGCTACCTGGGCGGCGACGCCTGCATGTATTCGCACGATCCGAAGCGGATCGACGCCCTGGTGTGGGAGGTAGTCTGCAAATTTTCCAACCACGAATCGTCCGGCGGCGGCACCGGCAAACACGGCAAGCCGGGCCAGCAAGGCCAAAATCAACTGCCGCTCGATCGGCCCTGGAAACGCTCGCTGACGTTCACCCAGGTCGATCGGGTTCGCTGGCACGACCTCGATAATAAGTCGGCGCAATATCCTAACGGGGAGAGAATCCAGGGCGGAATTCCGATCCCGGAAACCATCGCGATCTACACCGTTACCCGCAATGAGGAGTACCAGGATTGCAGCGGCCTCTTGCAGTACAGCGGCGCGACGAACTCGACTGAATTTCTCGGTTGGGCCGTCGGCACGGTCCGCATGGCGATCCGCTCGGAGGAACAATACGAATCCGAGGTTTCGTTCTTGACGACCACCTATGAAATGTCGTTTTGCGATTTGGGATGGGATCTGGAAGAACTCAACGTCGGCACCTGGTACCTCGACGACAGCGGGAAGGAAGTCGTGCCAAAGGACAGTAACGGGGTGGCCACTGGCGCAATGGTGCGTTTGGATGCCAATGGCCACAAGCTCGAGATCAGCGACAATCCGACCTACACCAAATTCCGCAACCACCGCCGGGCCGACTTCAACGACCTCGATCTCATGTAGTGATCAGTGGTCAGTGACCAGTGGCCAGTGACCAGAAGACGCCGACCACTAACCACTGACCACTGACCACTGACCACTAATCACCGAACACTAACCACTAACCACTGACCACTGCAATGAGCAACGAAATCCGCGTAAGCATCGACTTCTCCGACCGCAACGGCGCGTTCAACGACAAATTCTCGACGGGGGCCGTGAACGTCGACCAGGCGATCGGCGGCGCGCACTGCGTCACGCCCACGATCACCACGGCCGATACGGCCCTCTCGATCACCGAGGTGAGCAGCTTCGGCGTCGCGTTCTTCCAAAATCTGGACGCCACGAATTACATCGACATCGGCCCGGACGCCACGGGAGCGATCGTCCCGATCATCCGCCTGCTGCCAGGCGACCCGCCCGCCTTCCTGCGTTTGAAACCAGGCATCACGATCCGCGCGCAGGCCCACACGGCGTCGGTAAAACTTGCCGTCCGCGTGTACGAAGCATGACGCAGTGGTCAGTGGTCAACAGCAGTGGCCAGTGGCCAGTGGTCAGTGATCAGAACGCGCGATGCTGGCCTCTAACCACCGACCACTAGCCACTGCCCACTGACCACTAGCCACTGACCACTGACCACTGACCACTGACCACTGCTCCCATGCTCGAAGGTCTTACTCTACAACCGAACCACGTCGCGCGGCTCAATCGGATGCTGGCCGCTTGGGAGCGGTCCGGGCACAACCGGCTGCCGGCCACTGCGCCCCGATCGGCGCGGCTGCCATTCGAGATGCGGCGGTTCGAACTCTACGACGATCTAACGCCCAGCGGCGACGGCACGGCCACCTCCGCGCAGGCCGTGCTCCTCTACTGGGATGACGACGCCGAAGATTACGCGGCGGATTACGACGAAGAGAAGGTCGATAAGTTCGACGTGTGGGACCTCAGCGGCACCTCGACCGGCCACGGTTACGACCCGGACACGGAAACCCCCGGCACTCGCGGCATTGTATGGCATCCCCACGACGTCGATCGCTGGGAGATTCTCGGGCCGGCGGCAGATGCGACTGTGCCATGTGCCAACGTCGGCACTGAAGTTGCCCCGCCCCACGCCGTCATGGCCGTTGTAGGCGTCGCCGCGGACGGCAAGACTCTGACTGTCCAAAAGCCGAACAACACCTTTTATCGCGTCTATGCGATCAACGGCGGCAGCGAACTTCCTATCGACGGCTCGATCGGGCGATGTTACATGCCGGGGCCGGAACCGGTCGAGGCCCTGACGGACGGCTCGGCCACGCCGGCGCACGACCAAGGCTGGGGACCGAAGCCGGGACAATGGTCCCTCTCGATCAATTATCCGTGCGTGGCGGATTGCCTCGGGGTGGCGGACGACGACGCGGGCACGATGCTAATCGTGTTGCACCCGATGACGGTGCTCATTGGGAAAATTTACGACGCTTTGAGCGCTGGCGGTACGGGCCTGTTCAACGCCTATCACAGTCAAACGACACCAGCATACGTCACTGGATGGCAAGTCACGGCCTGCGACTGGATGCTGCCAAGCGGTGGAAGCATCCCGTCGAACACGAAGCTCGGGGTCTCTACTTGGATCAACGGCAGGTGGTATTTGACCGGAGCACAGTGCTGAGATGGCTGGCCTGTGGAAGTTTCTGCCGTGCTCGGCATGTTGTCTTGGGTGCGGTTTTTGCGCCGGTCGAATTCCAACGCAATTTTCGCTCGGCATCAGGAACATTGCCGCCCTTGGATCACCACCGGATGCAGGAGCTGCATGCCTAGCCTTGAACAACGATTTCGTCGTAAATCGCTATGGGTTCTATCTTGATAACCCCTTCCAGCCGTGCTTGTGGAACTATCACTTAGGTGTGACCACGATCAGCGACGTAGGGTGCGATTCGGCGGACAGGTGGCTCTGCTTGCTGATAGGATTCGGTTCGGTATTCGTGACCGTTGCCAGGCGCCCCGACGGATACGCCAATACTCTTTATTTTAATAAGACCATCGACTCTGTGGTCAACTGCTCCGAATACAACGGTGAGGATATTCCGCGCCTAACCCCCACCCAGTGTTGCAGTACAAGCATCGCCACCTGTTTGCTGACTGCCCTATGACCGACTGCCTCTTCGCCCCCACTGCCCCCTGGACCTGCACCGCTTGCGGCTACATCTATGCCCGGCAAGGCGTGCCCATCATGTCGCCCCAGCCACCGCGACGGGACTGCCCAGCCGCGCCGGATGCCGGGGTCCCACGGACGCAAGCCAAGGCCCTTGCCGCAGCGATCTCCGGCCGTCGCGCGGCCGGCCTGCCGACGTTGCCCGAAGAAGAAATCGCCGGCCGCTTGCTAATCTGCCGCGGCTGCGAGCGATTCACCGGCGACGGCTGCACGCTGTGCCCAGGTTGCAGCGGCCGCCGCGAATACCTGATCCGCCTCGCTACCGGCGCAAAATGCCCGGCCGGGAAAGAGTGGTCAGTGGTCAGTGGTTAGTGGTCGGTGGCATACGCATTCTGCCCAGGGGCGAAAGAGTGGCCCTAAGACCAGCGCTTATCCTTCTCTTCCTTTGCCGGCTGGTTCCCGTCGAAGTCCGGGTAGATGAGCGTTGCCCGAGACTGCTTGCTTCTTGATACCCAGTCTCAGTTTTATCTCCATGCGCAAAAACGAGTTACGGCGACGGCCAAACCCTTGACAGTTTTTGCGCCACAGAATAAAATAGCCGATAGATGAGAGAGAGCTGAGCGCGTGACTCAGCCAGGCCGGCGGGCCGAAACGCAGGTGGCCGGGTGACTCCGGCCGGGAGATGAAAAATGAGAACAGCATTGCGAACCGCCGATCAGGCGTACCGATTGGGGATTGGAGTTGGACGGAGTGCGGCCGACATGCTCCGCGTAGAGATTGTGGCAGCAATCTATCTCGACCGCATAGAAATGCTCGACGAATCGTGCCGGCCATACGGGCCGTTTCAGAGGCAGGTGCTCGGTGATCTGCGGGTTGAGGCTGGTGAGTTTGCCGACGAGTTTGAGAGCGCGTGGTGGGATGGTTTGCGGGGACGATGCGGCGAGATTATCGACCGGCTGAATACGAACTCCGTCGCCAGGCTGCCAGAGGCGACAGACACCACCGATAACGAGTGGGACGGTGATTAATGACTGAGCACGAATTCCAATCTGAAATGCGGCGCGCCCAAACGATGGGCCGCGTGACAGGCAATCCACACGATCCCGAGTACTGGCAGGGCTACGCACGCGGGCTGCGCCGCGCTTATCACGGCGAACGGTTCGGCAGCCAGGCGGAGCACGAGCTATGGTTGACCCTCGCCGATGACGAGGACGAATCGCGGGCCGCGCGGGGACGTGGCTATCGAGACGGCATGCAGTTTAAGCATTAAACTCTCCGGCCGCGCGGTCCGGGCCGTCAACCCGGCCGCTTGCGGAAGCGCCGCGCGGCCGGCCTTGTACCGGCAACTGAGGCAGGAACTGTCATTTTCTCTGACCACTGACCACTGACCACTGATCACTAGCCATGGCCCGACCGCTGAAAAAACTGATTACGAAAACCTACGCCGAGCGGATCGGCAGGCGGATCCGCGATCGCCGGCTTGCCGAGGCCTTGAGCGTCCAGGCCGCCGCGCGGCGTATCCGCATGCCCGTTGGGACCTGGTACGGGTACGAGCTCGGCCGCACGTCGCTGCCGGCCCAACGGCTGGCCGAGATTGCCGCCGCCCTGGGCTGCCAGGTGGGCGACCTGCTCCCGTAGCAGTGGTCAGTGGTCAGTGATCAGTGGCCAGCAAGCAGTGGTCAGTGGCCAGTGGTGAGTGGTCAGTGGAGCGTGAAACAAAAAAGGAGAAAAGCAAACATGCCAGGCGCGTTCGTGTGCAACCCGTCGCTGAAGCTTGCGTGCGGCCGGTACCGGCCACGGGGCAAACGTCCCGCCGGCATGGCTTGCGGGCCGCCTTCTTTTCTTGCGGCAATTCGCGGCCGGAAAAAAATTTTCTGCCCGGCTCTTGACAAATCTTCGGCCGCGCGCCAGAATGCTCGCGTTACGTTTGTGCAATAGGTTCGCTCGCCGTGCTCTTATCAGGGCTCCAACCTGGTGCGGGACCGCGACCGGACGACGAAACGAAACCGGTCAATATCTCCCTCGACGGACCTATTGCACCGGTCCCAAGCCAGCATCGCCGCCGTCTGCCGCTTCGTCCGGCATTCGGCTTGCGCGATTGCCGGTCGGCGGTCGGGCATGAGGATCTCCTCGACCGCCGGCCGGGATCGCTGCGCGAAGAA